AAAAAAACCCAAGAAAAAATATTTAAAAATTGGCGTTACTTAATATGGATTTTCTACAATTTAAATTTCTATATTATAATTAAGATGTTAAAAAGTAGTATATTAGGTCAGGAGTTTGTAAATTATAGAAAAACTACTGACAAACAACAAAGAACTAAGTTTAGTAGCGGAGTTAGATCAAAAGGAATAGGATATATTCCTATAATAGTAGATTCGGTTGATACAGAAATAAGTAAAGCATTAGCAAAAACAGATGAAAATTACCCGAGGTATATAAAATATGGATGTGAAATAATGATTCATATGGATTTAAAGGTTTCGGATTTAATGAAAGAAATTAAAATAGAACTATTAAGAAAAGATTATAATTACGATAACCTAGCAATTGGATTAGAGGATGGTACAATTCCAGATATGAATATGGAATTAGGTATATTATATAAAAATAATAGAAATAAAGATGATAAAATACTTTATGTATTATTAACACAAGAAGAGACGATTTACGGTTATATAATGTCAATCGTAAAGTATTTAACGGAAAATATTAAAACATTTTTTTACAGATAAATTTTTTACCCAAGGATATATGTTTTAATATGTTTTAATATGTTTTAATATGTTTTAATATGTTTTAATATGTTTTAATATGTTTTAATATGTTTTAATATGTTTTAATATGTTTTAATATGTTTTAATATGTTTTAATTTTGTTTACTTGTTTTAATTTTGTTTTAATTTTGTTTTAATTTTGTTTATTTGTTTTAATTTTTTTATTGTATATATATAAACAAATGGCAGAATCAGGAAATATTAGTTATACACTGGGTGCTCTTACAGTTAAAGGTCCCTCTAATTTAAATTCAATTCGATTAACAAGTAAATCTTCTATTACACAAGGTACTAGTTTGACCACAGATGTTACTTTAGATTCTCCATGTGGCTTTATAACTACTTTTAATACTTCTGGTGGATTATTAACAACATTGGGTAGTGCAGCTTTTACTGTTAATAATGTACATGTTAGATCAGATTCAATTGTTCTTAGTAACATTGTCAATTTTGGTGGTGCAGGTGTACCAAATATCCGTGTTGGATCCGTTGCTGATGGATCTTTTTCAGTCGTTTTGAGAAACGTTGATTGGATCAATCCTCTTACAGGAACAATAAAAATTGGATTTTCTGTTTTGTAAATAAAGGTAAATTTAAATTATAGTTAAATTTAACTAAGTTGTTGTTGTTATTGTTGTTGTTATTGTTGTTGTTATTTGTTTAAAGAAAAAATGAATTTTGTAATAAAAAATAAAGGTATAAATAAAGGTATAAATAAAGGTATAATAAAGGTATAAATAAAGGTATAAATAAAGGTATAATAAAGGTATAAATGAAGACAAAGGTTATTAATTTTGTTGCATCTCCATCTACGGGGAAGAGTTTGATGGCGGCTTTAATTTTTTCAGAGTTAAAAATGAGACATTATAAAGCAGAGTATGTTCAAGAGTATGCAAAGACATTGGTATGGCAAGATCGTTTAGATGATTTAGCGAATCAGTACAATGTATCTTTGGAGCAATATCGTATGATAAAATCTGTGAATGGAAAAGTGAATTATATTTGTTTAGATTCACCTTTGTTATTAGGGTTATTTTATAATAGAGACCATCCGGAAAATGTGTGTAATGTTGAAAAGACAGAGGCGATGATATTGTCAAAGATGTCAGAGTTTGATAATGTATATATATTTTTGGAAAGAAATGAAGAATTTCCATATGAAATAGAAGGGAGAATTCATAATGAAGAGCAATCGAAAGTGATATCAAGTCAGTTATTAGATTTATTGGATGAATTTGGTATAGAGTACAAATCATTTAAATCAGATAAAAAAAATGTGCCGGTAATTCTTGATTATATATTAAGTAAAGTCTAAAATAAATTGATTTAAAAATAAACTAATATTAAAAATTATGCAGGTTAATATTAATCATATTTGGATAATAATACTGGTATTATTATTAGTTGTTCCGATAATTTTACAGTATATTTTTGGATGGAATGTGTTTTTTTTTAAACGTTATAATATTAGTGTGTATGGGTTTTACTTGTTTGCATATATGTTGTTACAATTTATATTAGCAGTTATTAATAATAGATTTAATACATGGAAAATTGATAAAAGAAGTGGTTTGCTTTTAAAAAAGGTGAACATAATGGTAGTTGGATATAGAGAAAACCCGGTGTATTATAAAATGTGTTTAGAATCTATAAAAACAGCTTTTTTGAATGTGGTTAATTTAAATAAGGTGTATATAATTATAGATGGGAATGATACAGAAGATGAATATATGGTAGATTTATTTTATACTACATTTGCTGGTAATAAATGTATTCATATAAATTTACCGGAAAATGCAAATACGGATGATTATTTGACAATAAATCATATGGAGACAATAAAAGAAAACGATATAATATGTATTGCTCAAAAACATGGTGGAAAAAGGTGTGCGATGATGACAGGATTTAAAATTACATTATTAGAAAATGTATTGTATAATAGAGATATAGGTAGTATATTTTGTACAGATAGTGATACAGTGATAAATCCTGATTGTATAGTAGAAATGTGTGAATATTTTAAAGATACAAGAATAGGTGCTGTAGCTGGTAATTTAGGGATTTATAATAAATATGATTCTGTGGTGTCGTTTTTAAGTTCAATTAGGTATTGGTATGCTTTTAATTTAGAAAGAGCATATCAGTCATTTACGGGTGGTGTAATGTGTGTATCTGGTCCGATAGGTATGTATAATTTAGATTATTTAGAAATGGTAATAGAAGATTGGAGTAAACAGGTGTTTCTTGGTAAATTATGTACATATGGTGATGATAGACATTTGACAAACAAGATTTTGGGTTTAAAAAAAAAGGTTATATATTCATCAAATGCATATGCAGAGACGGAGACTCCTAGTAATTTGTATCGTTTTTTTAAACAGCAGACTAGGTGGAGTAAATCTGCATTTAGGGAAATGTTTTGGAGTGCTGGTAATTTAGACAAACACAGTTTAACGATGACAGTTGATTTGGTATATGTATTGGTGTTTCCGTATATAGTTATGAGTTATCTTTTGTATATATTATACAGGGGGACGGTATTTGAGTTGGGATTTTACACTATTGTTTTGTTTTTAATAGGTTTATTAAAGTCGATATATGGAAGTATATTTGGTAAAAAAATGGAGAATATGTTTTATTTTTTATATGTGTTTGTGTATATAACGATAGTATTTCCGGCAAAGATATATGCGATGTTAAATATAAATGATAATTCGTGGGGGACTTCATCAAGAAAAGTGTTAAATACGAATGTATCATTTGATATAGTAGTTCCTATTTTGTGGAATTTAATTTTGGCTGGTGGTTTAGTTTCAAATATTTTGAGAGGGATAAATGGTGATTTTAGCGATTTTTTGTATATAATTGTTGTATCTAGTATTTGGATATTGTGTTTTGGTGTAATGTGCATGTATGTTACAATAAAACGTACAAATGAAAGGGCTAAAAAAAGAGAAATGAAAATAGAATAAAGTCGGTTACACAGTTGCACGGAGGAGCGGATAAGAATTGTATAAAATTTATAAATAAAATGAATTTATTTATAAAATTGATATTTATTAGAATGGTTGGTGTGATTGAAGAAATTGATAGTTATTTGCAATATTTGGTTGAAAAATATTTTGTATTTCACGAATTAGCAGAATTGGATGAAGCAAATACGATTGACGATATTGTTATTTTAAAGCGAGACATTGCAAACGATATAGAAAAATTGACTGATGACAATATGATTGGTTTAACAAAAACAGTGTTTTCAAAGTTTAGATTTTATAACATTGATATAAAAGATAAAATTGGAGGCTTTGGTAGTAGATTAAACTTGGATGTGACTGAAATGATTTATTTACATTATAAAAAATACAAATCTTTAAATAGTAATTCTAAAAGGGAGAATTTAAAGATAAATCATGAAATAGATACAAACGATACATATTTTATAGATTCATTGGATACAATAACAACACATCAATTACAAAGCGCATTTGGTGATTTTTTAAAGACTGGAACTAACAAAGATAGTTTTCGTTATGAATATCGTTTTGAATTTAAAACACGTGGTAAAAAATACAAGTTTAGTTTATACGATTATCTAAATGACAACAATGAATTTTATGATATACACGATATTTTTTGGCATATAGCAAGCAATACTTGTAAACGTGATATTATACATTTATTTAAAGACAGTTTAATTACAAGATTATCAGAAACAGATTGTTGTTAAAAATTGAATAGAATTTAAATTCGTTAAAATACAACGGATATGGATATGGATATTGACAATACAAATGACGATTTGGGTTATGTTTTTTCTAAATTGGAAAAAATGTCGATTGAGAATATACAAACTCAAACTCAAAAATTTTTCTTGGATAACGGTGTAGATACAAATCATAGTTATTTTGTAGCAAAGGTTAACTTAAATTTTTATCAACTTTGGAGTATTTTTAAAGAATTACCGTGTGTATATAAATCTGGTAAATGTAAATACGAGTGGAAATTTTGTCACGTTGATTCTGATGCTGTTTTTTCTATATATGATTGGAATAATAATAACAATTTGTTAGGTACAAAAAAATGGTATGTTGGATGTAATCGTAATGATAATGTTTTGGTATCTGAATTTTTAAAAGTATTATGTGATGCAATCGAATGTTATAATAGATATTATAAAATTCCAATTGAGACAAAAACATTTTATAGCACAATTCCTATTGTAAACGATGCTTTACAAGATATCAAGACACATTTAATCATTAATCGTGATATATTGAATAAATTGTGATAATTTGTGATAATTTGTGATAAATTGAATAAATTGAATAAATTGTGATAAAAAATTGAATTTTTTTTGAGTTTTATAATAAAATAAAAGCTTGTAATGTACGCTGTTGTTTGTTATTTTAATTATCGCACAAATCAATCTGTTGAGATTTTGAAAACTTTTTCGAGTTTATCAAAGGCTATAAATAGTGCTAAAAAATATGCTTGTGACAAATATTCTATTATAATGGATCACGTAATTATTAAAAAGATGTTATTAGATAACTGTATTATTGAATTTACAGAAGGGACAGGTTATGAAAAACATGTATACGCTGTAGTAAAAATTCCTGAAACGAGTGATGACGACGAGGAACATGAAAATACAGGAGATAATTATTGTAGTTGTGACAATGTTCTTGCAGATGATTCTGGTGTATTATTTCTTGATCATTCTGAAAATTGTAAAAACAAATTTGAAAATCTTGAAATTTTCAAAGAAATTGATGATGATACATACAATGAAACTGACACAGAAATTGATGAAATTGACACAGAAATTGACACAGAAATTGACACAGAAATTGACACAGAAATTGATAATAGATACGATGAAAGATACGATGAAAGATACGATGAAATTGGCACAGAAATCGATGAAAGATACGATGAAAGATACGATGAAAGAGAAGACTACGATACAGGATATGGATTTGATTGTGGATATGGGTTTGATTGTGGATATGAAGATGAAGGTTACGAATGTTGTGATTTATAATAAAATGTTTTTTTAGCAATACTTGTTTTATTTGTTTTTAATATTTAATTACGTTAACTTGTATTGTGTCATTTGTATCAAACACAATACCGGTTCCACCATCTACGAAAAATGATAATGTGTGTACTCCAGCTGTTAGGTTACCAGTCCATTCTAATGTTTGTGTTGCCATATGAAGATTTTGATGAATCATTTGTTTAATAAAAGCTGATCCTGAATTACTAAATGGTGCTCCATCTATATACATTGCAAATTTTCTATAAACATATGATAGTGTTGTATAACATGTAAATTGAGCTCTTATATTTACAACTCCAGAGTCTGTTAATTCAAATGCCATAGGCCATCTTCCATTAACAATTGCTGAATTAAATATACCATTACCTTCCAATGATGAATTGTCCATTATACCTTCTGTATAAGTGGAATTGTCATATTTAAATAATCTAAGCATATTTATACCAGGATTAGGTCCTGACCCATTTGCAAAAAGAAATTTATAATAAGTATATGAAATACTAGATTCTGGGATTCTAGCTGCAAAATATCCGTCATAATTTAGTGCGGTAAAATATTCGTTTCCAATGATATCTGTAAATGTAGAATTATCATTACTGCCTTGTACTGTAATGTAATTTGGATCTTCGTTGTTAAGACGTCCTTCTAATACGATATATCTTACATTTTGCAAAGTTGGTAATTGTACAGTTATCCAAAAATTAGTATTTTCTCCATTTGTTGCCCAATCAGATGGATTTGTAATGCTACTTAAACATTTATAAGCAGCATATGTACTATTATTTTCAGAACTAGATGTTACATAATAATCACCATCTGTTCCTGATACAGGTCCATTAGAATCCATAACGGGCATAACTAACTCCATAGGATAAACTTCTATAGAAATTGGACCAGTACTTGCACCACCTCCGCCAGTTATTGTAAAAGGAGACCATAAAGAACCATTCCATACGAGAGATTGACCAGTTATCGGTATAATACTAGAGTCAACATCTTGTAATGATGTGATACTAGCATCAATAGTTTGTGGTACAATTGTATTGCAAGTAATAGTTTTAACAACACCTAAACCACCGTCGATAACGACACTTCCTGTACTTTTACTGGTGGAATCTAATGTTGAATAGAATTGTGATGTAGTATTTGAAAAATCTAAAAATGTGGTAGGAGTAAAGTTTAAGGGTCCAGTGATATCAGCAAAACTTATTTTTGTACCGGTGTAGGTATAAAGACCTATACCACCACCTCCAGATAAACTGGCATTTGCAATAACGATGCGATTAGATGATTGTTCTGTGAATATAGATCCATACCAATTTCCATCATTACGTTCCAACATTATTTGACCAGTCATATTACCACCAGTTTGATTATTTACATAACCAATTGTCAAGGCTGCAGAATTAGTTCTTGATTGGTTTACTCCTAAAACGGGATCACCTTGTAAGTATATACTACATGTTTTTTCAATTGTTATATTGTTTTGTGCTGAAAGTGTTGTACTACCAAAAAAATTGGTTGTCCAAAATGGAACAACACCGGATTCAGATGTAGTGGTGTCAGTGTATGTGCAAGGTGCTACGTTTAAAATATTACCAGATGTTGTAGATGGTGCAGATGAAAAATTAGATCCTATGGTTAGTTTTTTATTAATATTTGCGTTGTTTGTTATAATAATATTTGATGTTGTTATATGTGTATTTTGTATAGATGATACTGTGACATTAGTTGCGATTACATTTGTCAAGTTGCTCCTTGTCCCGACAAATAAAGTACCTGTACTTAGATTATTACTGTTAACTGTTCCCAAAATAGAAATACCAGAAATTTGTAAACTAGATGATGATATATTGGTAGATTTAACATTTGTTGATAGTAAATTAGTTGTTGTTTGGGTTGTATTATTTACAAATGGTACTATTAAATTTGTACTTACGGATATATTACTGGTGCTAATGTTATCACTATTAAATGTTCCTAAAAGAGATATATTTGTAACTGTCAAGTTTCCTATGGTGGATGTATTTACAATTTGGTTGTTTAAAAATGCAGTTTTTGCAGAATGTAAATTACCTGTACTCAAATTCATACTAGCGACGGTTGCAAGAGTTGTTGTATTGTTTACATAAAGATTTGAAGTAGTAAGGTTTGCATTAACAATATTAGATATAGTACTGTTTGTATTAAATAAGTTTGATGATGTTATATTAATGATACTTGCATTATTGATAATACCAATATTACTTATATATATTTGTCCGGTACTTATATTTGATGATTGTATTGTTGTAAAGATACTTGTACCAGATACACTTAAAAATCCGGTAGATATATTTGTTGAAATCAAATTGTTACTAGCTAAATTATTTGTAGTAATATTTGTTGTTAGTAAGTTTGATATTGTAGCATTAGTTGATCTTACATTACTTGAAGTAAAGTTAATAGTATTGATAGAAGTAGATACGAGGTTTGAAGTTGTGGTATTTGTATTAGAAATATTAGTTATTAGTAGATTTGATCCTGTTATATTATTAACAAACAAATTTGAGTTTGTTACGTTATTAAGGATAGTAGATGTATTTACAATTAAATTATTCGAGGTAATAGATGATACAGATAGATTTGTAGAATTGATATTTACGGATGAAATGGAAGATGATACAACTGACGGTGATGTGACTGATGATAATATATTTAAATTTGATAAGATGGCAGAAGAACCTGTTAAATTTGTTAAAACTAAATTTGAAGTTGTTGTATTTGTTGATAATATATTTGGTGTTACAATAAAAGAAGATGCTGATATATTAGTTGTAATAAAATTATTTGTATTTATGTTATTACTAATAAGTGTAGTAGTTGATATATTTGAAGTTAATAAATTTGTATTGGTTACACTGGATGATATTATATTATTTGAGGTGATATTATTTGATATAATATTAGTTGATGTAATATTAGTTGATGTAATATTAGTTGTTAATATATTAGAACAAGTTATATTTGTTACTGTAGAATTTGAAAAGGTAGCTGATCCAAAATTAGAAGATCCATTAACAGTAACATTTCCGACAGTCATATCTCCTTGAATATATGTATTGTTTGAAACAACTAAATCGTTTCCTATAAAAACTTTACCTGCTACAGAAACACCACCTAATGTTGTGAAACTCCCACCTGATCCAAGGCCAATAGAATTTGTAGTATTAGAAATATAAATTGGACAAGTTGATTTAAAAATGTTTGATTCAAATGACAATTCAGATAATGATACAAGTGGGTTAGCTCCATCTCCCATAACTAATTTGTTTGCTGTAAAATTTGATTTACCAGTACCACCATATGGAACATTAATAGTATTAGCAGACCAAGAACCTATATTAACATTTCCTATAGCAGTAACGTGTGTTAAATCATTACTGACATTAAATGTACTACCAACTCTACTAATACCAGTTCCTGCATTGATACCTGATGTTAAAACATTAGTATCAACGTATTGTTTAGTTGCAGCATCTGTGTCAGCAACTGGGTTTCCTACATTTGTTAATCTAGCATTGTTAGTGTCTATAAAATGTTTTACCTTCACAGATCCTAAGTAATAATTTATATTTTGGGATTGTGCCATATCTTATATTATATTAGTAAAATAATAAAAGGTAAAAAAAAATAAAAAATTGAATTTTTTTTGAGAATATAAGAAAAGTACTTAAAAATGTCTGGTATTATTCTTAGTGAAAAGTTTGAAAAAGAATTAGTAAAGTTTATCGCTTGGTTGCCAACAACTGATTATAAAATCAAAGATATTGTTGATAATAGCGAATTAGAATGGAAAGATTCCGTTTTAACTAATTTTGAAGAACCTGGTCGTAATAAGTTAGAATCCTATATTAGAGAAATGTCAAAGGGCTACTTTATTACTAAAGGTGAACAAGAAGTAAATGATGTAAAATTTATGGCAAATGAATTCAGAACAGCTAAAGTAAAAAATACAAAAACTCAAAAAAATACAAAAACTCAAAAAAATACAAAAGATACAAAAATTACAAAAAATGCAAAAAATACTCAAAAAAATGCAAAAAATACTCAAAAAAATGCAAAGCCAGAAGAAACTCAAAAAAATGCAAAGCCAGAGCAAACATTTAAAATTTCAGTGGGTGATTTTGATACATCAGAAACTTTTAATTTGGACACTCTTGATTG